AGCTCGTTTTCGATTTCCCGCTGGCGCTCGAGGCGGCGGATTTCCTTTCCGAGATCCTCGATGTCTTTTTCCATGGCCGTGTAAGCGGCGTCGTCCTCCGCCGAGAGAACGCCCTTCTCATTGCGGCGGGCGTCGAGAAATGCCTTGGCGCCTTCCCAGGCCTGAGCGCGTTTTGCGCGAAGTTCGTTGATGGTCATAAGAGATTCCTCCTGTTCAGATAAACTGCCTGATGAGCCGGAGCCGGTTCTCCAGCTCCGCTACGCTGCGCCCCATTGGGGCGTTTTCCTTTTCCGTAGGTTTCACTGTATCTTCCGGCGGCTTGTACTTTTCCGTCAGCCTGCCGATGATGCGGCGGCTGCACTCGCGCTCCGAGTAGAGCGAGGCGGCAGGCGTCTCCCCCGGCAGGCTCTCGCCGCTAGTCCTAGGCTCGATGATCCGGTCGGCAAAGCCGAGCTCGACTGCTTTCCTCGCGTCCATCCAGGTCTCGTCCTCCATGAGCTTCGAGAGCTTGGCCCGCGAGAGATGTGTGCGGCTCGCGTAGGCGTTGATGATACTTTCCTTCGTCTCCCGCAACACCTCGATGGCCTTGGCCATATCGTTATGGTCGCCTGCCGCCATCATGGCGGGATTGTGGATCATCATCATCGCCACGGGAGACATCTGCACCTCGTCGCCCGCCATCGCCACGACCGTCGCCGCTGAAGCCGCGACGGCGTCCACCTTGACCGTGACCTTGCCCGGATAGGCCGCGAGCATGTTGTAAATCTGCGCGGCCGCGAAGCAGTCGCCGCCGGGGCTGTTGATCCAGACCGTGACGTTTCCCTCGCCCGCGTCGAGCTCTTCCTTGAAAAGCTCCGGCGTGATTTTGTCATCGAGCCAGCTTTCCTCCGCGATGACGCCGCGCAGCACGAGCGTCCGCTCCGGCGTTTCCGCCTGCTCCTCCGTCCGGTTCCACATCCAGAACTTCTTCATCACTATCCTGCTCCTTTCCCGCGAAGAGTCCCGCGTCCTTGAGTTTCGTCATGTTGCCGTTGATGAGATAGAGATCGCCGCCTTCCTCGGCGGGGATGCGGTCGAGGTTCTCGAGCGCGCGGATGTCGTTGGCGCTCATCCAGCCGTTCTGCCGCGCGACCGCGTAGCCGTTCATGCGGCTCTGGTAGTCGCCGCGGAGCAGTCCCTCCACGTTGAACTTGATGAAGCATTTCTTTTTTTCCTCCGGCAATAAAAGAGCCCGCGCCATGGCCTGTTCCCAGCGGGAAAGCCATGGTGCGAGCGTGTATTTCACGAACTCGAGCGACTGCTGCTCGATGTTCGAGAACGTCGATTTCTCGAGATCGCCCACCATGTGCGGCGGCACGCGGAAGATGCGCGCGATCTCGTCAATCTGGAATTTTCTCGTCTCGAGGAACTGCGCCTCGTTCGGCGCGATGCCGATGGGCGTGTACTTCATCCCCTCCTCGAGCACGGCGATGCGGTGCGCGTGATGCGTGCCTCCGTAGACGGCTTCCCAGCTCGCCCGCACCTTCGAGGGATCCTTGAGCGTTCCCGGATGTTCGAGTACGCCTCCGGGCGCCGCGCCGTTCGCGAAGAACGCCGCGCCGTAGGACTCGCACGCAAGCCCCATGCCGATGGCGTTCCGCGCCATGGCAATCGGACTGTAGCCGACGATGCCGTCATAGCCGAGCCCCGGGATATGGAGCACATCGGCGGCGGAAAGCCGCACGGTCGCGCCCTTCATCGTCTTCGCCTCGTCCCCGATGACCGTGTACTCGTAGAAGATGCGCCCCCTCTCATCGCGTTCGACGCGCATGCGGTTCGGCATCAGGGGATAGAGCGCCATGACATCGTTCCTGCCGCTGCGGATGATCTGCGCGTAGGCATTGCCCCAGAGCAGCAGATGCGTCATAAGCGTCTCGCGGAAAATGAAAGACGTCATCTCGGGATTCGGCTCATCATGGAGCAGGAAATACAGCGGATGCTCCGTCGCCCGCTCCCTGCCGCCGTCTTTGCCGTACCGGTACACATGAAGCGGCAGCCCCGCCACCGCCTCCGCAAGCACCCGCACACAGGCATAGACCGCCGTCATCTGCATCGCCGTGCGCTCGTTGACATTCTGCCCCGCGGACGTCCCGCCAAAGAAGAACTGATAAGCCGCACCCGCTGTCGAGTTTCTCGGCTTGTCGCGAGAAAAGAATCTGGAAAAAATATTCATGCGCACCTCCTGTGCTTTTTACCATCCTATGCGATAATAGAGAATTCGATGGGACTGTCATCGCTCCCTATTCATAGAAAATATGCTCAAATCCTTGAAAAAACTCACTTGGGTGCTTTATAATGAAATCAAGAAAAGATATGGTTGCTACTAGTGGCTGCAGCCATCCCTTCCGCTGGGGACAATAAAGATGCAACGGTATCGACCGTCGGTGAAGGTAGGAAAATTCACCGCCACTGCTGAGGGAGCTGCAATAGCTTCCTCTTATTTTATTGTGAATGATTATTTCCAGGGAATCATTGCAAGAACTACAGATTCCCTACGAGCGGCGTCTATGCAACAATCTTTTTGCTATACCTTGAAGAACGAAAAATAGGAGTGATGCATGATGCTTTCCAAGCTTTCTTTCTACATCGGCGGCTACGGCGGTCCATCTTACTCTCTGGAACTTTCTCTGTCTGACGGCAAGTGGCAGGAAAAAGCCCTGCTGTATGACCGCGCTTACTACCGCAAAGAAGTGCCGCCGCAGCCGCTCTTTCCATCCCCCGGCCTGTCCCTTGCTGCCTGGCTGTCTGAATGGAACGAGCTGAACGTTTCCTCGTGGAAGGAACGCTATGAAAATTCCCACTGTCTCGACGGCACGCAGTGGTCGCTGGAGTACGAGGAAAACGGCGTGCGCCGCGAGAGCGGCGGCAGCAACCGCCATCCCCGCGGCTGGAGGAAATTCATGAACTGGCTCCACAAGCGTTACCCGGAAATAAGATGACCAAAAGGAGCCTTGCGGCTCCCCTGGGAAGAAGGGCTTGCTTCGTTTATTTCCCTGTCAAAATGAAATTGCAGTAGGCTTTGTGGTTCTTCCTGTCGCTGAGGAAATCCGCCAGCTCATCGAAGGCAAGCTGTATCGCGATTTCCCTGACCGTTCCTACGTCGAACATGTTCGTGGCTCCCGTTTCTCTGACCGCCAGAATCTCGTTTTTGATTTCTTCGTTCATCCTGCATTCCTCCGTTTCGTGTGGTTCCCTTCTTCCTGTACATATATCACTCTGAACGGAGAGAATAGCAAGCGATACACGAAGTATACACTTTAGGAACCGCTGATTAAATGAGGTGCCCTGAATTTGCGTAGATGCGCTGTATCTCTCTAGGAGACAAACCGGAGGCGTAGCAGAGCTACGCTGAGGATTTGTCGACGACGAGAGGACAGTGCAGATACGCAAAGGCAGGGTGCCGAATTAATTAGTGGTTCCTTTAGAGTACGAGCAGCCCGCGCTCGTCGTAGACGGAGTTGCCGCTGCCACCGCCGCACCGGATTGCCCGGTCGAGCGCCATAATTGTCGCGATGACGCCGTCGATTTTCTCGGTCGACTTCTCCTTGTCCGCCTTGATGTTCCCAGCGGGGTCGGTGCGGATGAAGATGTTGTCCATCATCCATCTCAGGACGGGATGGCCGCCGTGCGCGATTTTCTGCTCGAGCGTGAGCTTCATGAGTTCCTTGGTCGGCGGGCTCATGTCTTTGTAGCCCTGTCCGAACGGTACGACGGTGAAGCCCATGTCCTCGAGGTTTTGTGTCATCTGCACCGCACCCCAGCGGTCGAAAGCGATCTCGCGGATGTTGTACCTTTCCCCGAGCTGCCCGATGAATTTCTCGATGAAACCGTAATGGACCACGTTCCCCTCGGTCGTCTGCAGGAAGCCCTGCCTCCGCCAGACGTCGTAGGGAACGTGGTCCCTTTTTACGCGCAGATCCACATTTTCCTCGGGAATCCAGAAATACGGCAGCACCTGGTATTTGTCCGTTTCATCCTCCGGCGGGAACACGAGCACGAACGCCGTGATGTCCGTCGTGGAAGAAAGGTCAAGCCCGCCATAGCACGCTCGTCCTTCTAGTGTCTTTTCATTGACAGGAAAGGCGCAGGCATCCCATTTCTCCATCGGCATCCAGCGCACGGACTGCTTCACCCACTGGTCGAGGCGGAGCTGCCGGAAGGCGTTCTCCTCACCGGGATTCTGCCGCGCCGATTCGCAGGCGTCCCTGACCTTTTCCACGGAGATGGTCTCGCCGAGACTTGGATTGGCTTTCCTCCATACTTCCTCGCTCGTCCAGTCCTCATCGCGCCCCGCGCCGAAGATGACGGGGTAGAATGTCTTGTCGTGCTTGCGCCCGCGGAGGATGTCCTCGGCTTTCTGGTGTACCTCGTAGCAGATGGAGTGCGTGTCCGTCCCGGCCGTCGTGATGAGGAAGTAGAGCGGCTGCGTCCGCGCGTCGCCGGAGCCTTTCGTCATGACGTCGAAGAGCTTCCTGTCCGGCATCGCGTGCAGCTCGTCAAAGACCACGCCGTGTACGTTGAAGCCGTGCTTCGAGTAGGCCTCAGACGAAAGCACCTGGTAGAAGCTGTTCGTCGGCTCGAAGATGATGCGCTTCTGCGAACCGAGGATCTTGACGCGCTTGCTGAGGGCCGGACACATCCGCACCATGTCCGCCGCGACATCGAACACGATGCTCGCCTGCTGGCGGTCAGACGCGCAGCCGTAGACCTCCGCGCGCTGCTCCCCGTCCCCGCAGGTGAGGAGGAGCGCCACCGCCGCGGCAAGCTCGGACTTGCCGTTCTTCTTCGGTATCTCGATGTACGCCTGGTTGAACTGTCGCCAGCCGTCCGGCTTCAGTACACCAAACAAGTCGCGGATGATGCGCTCCTGCCAGTCGATGAGCTCGAAGGGCTTTCCTGCCCACGTCCCTTTCGTGTGGTGCAGGCACTCGATGAAGGCGACCGCATAATCCGCCGCCTCTTTGCTGTAATGGGAATCCTCCGCCATGAACCGCGTCGGCTTGTAATTCCTGAGTTTCCGCATAGCGTCTCCTCCTTCCTGAAAATTTCGCTACGACCGCCACCGCCCTTTGGAGGGCGGCGGCTCGTTTTTGTTTTTTTGGGTTTGCTTAGCTGTTCATCGCCCAGGCAATCGCGTGGCCGTCATCCTCGAAGGCCGCCTCGCTGACCGCCGTCAGCCTGATCTCGCCTTCGCAGCTGTGGTCGTCGGTCGTGAATTCGTAGGCCGCGCCGTACCACCGGTCGCCCTTGTTGTAAAAGTGTCCCGCGAGGAGCACCCGGTTTCCGAAGGTCAGGAGGCATCTCCATCCTCCCCCGAGGTTTTCCGGCGTCGTGGTCTGCGGCAGGCGGTAGGTTCTTGCTAAGTCTTTCATTTTCGTTTCCTCCGTTTCGTTTTTTCTCCTCCGAAGGTGTTCCCCTCCGTTGTGTATATATATCACTCTAAACGGAGATAATAGCAAGCGGTCTGCGCGATAAATTCTGTGTATACAACCGCTGTTTTTCAGCAGTGTTCCGCCGTGTATGCCAGGGCCTCCCGGAGGATCTCTTGCTCAAATCCGAATCTCTCATAGGCCCTTTCGAGGAGCGCGGCGTACCATTCTTGAGGCAGGCCGAAACGCCGCTCTTCGTGCATGACGTAGGCCATGCCGCGCGTCCGGCCGCAGTCCCTACCCGCCGCATTCACCGTGACGGCCTGGATTTGCCGCTTGTAGTAGAAGTCCGGAAAGCCCTCGTAGCGGTCGAGGCTCTTCTCGTCCTCCGCCGTGACGCGCCAGAGGAGCACGGGCACATGCTTTCCCGCCTCCCGTTCGATGGTGGCGTAAGCGCCTGTGCGCGAGCCCTTGAAAAGGAGCCTCCAGCCGTCCAGGCGTCCCGCGCCGAGGAGCCGCGCTCCCGGGCAGCGCGCCTTCATCTGCGCGAGGTCCATGTTGCTGCCGTAAGCCAGGTAGATTTTCGTTTCCATCTTCTTCGCCGTCCTTTCTGCTTCCGAAGGAACATCCCTTCTACTGCCCCAAGCCCGCCATCGTGGCGGGCGGGGCTTTTCCTTGCGCCGGTCAGGCGGAAGGGGTGCTCCTGCCGAAGCGGAAAGCGGCGTCTCCCGCAAGGTTCCTCGTGAGGATTTCCCTTGCCGTGGCGAATTCTTCCCCGATGAAGCCGAGGCGCATCAGCCAGGTGCGCATCGCGAATTTCGGATTCTCGCGCTGCGGCTCCTTGGGGCTCGCGCTCCTAAGTTCCTTCGCCACCTGGGAAAGGGCGAGGCAGAGCTGGATGTAGCTCTTGATCTCTCCGCCGTGGATGCCGCCGCGGCGTCCTTCCGAGGGGTTCGCGAACTGGAAAAGGCGGAACTCAATGGTGCCTTTCGTGAAGGCCGCGTGGAGGTTCAGGCAATGGTAGCGGCTTTCGTTGTAATGGGCATGCCGTCCGCTGTCCGCGTGGTTCCCCTCGTACCAGATGTCCTCGAGCCGACGCATGGTCCGCGGCTTTTCGCGGTTCAGGCGGCGAAGGAAGTCCCGGTTCACCGTCCGGCAGTAGCGGCCGATGCGGCTCCTGTCTACCCGCATCGCGGCAATCAGGAGGCTTTCGTGGCCCGCCATGAGGTTCGCGAGGTTGCGGATGGTCTGCGGCGTGTGTCCTTCCTTGCCGATGTGGATGTGGATGCCGCAGGTGTGCGCGGGGTTGCTTTTCGCCCCGGCGCGGCGGAGCTTCCGCAGGAGCTCCTGGAATTTTGGGATGTCCTCGTAGCGAAGGATGGGCGTCACGAGCTCCGTCTGCTGGCTGCTGTCGGCGTTGATGCTGACGTCCCGCTGGAATTTCCATTCGCGTCCCTCCCCGTCCCAGGCGCTCCAGGCGCAGTAGCCGTTGCGGGCGGCGGTATTCCCTGAGCGTCCCGTGCCGAAGAATCCGGCGGCAATCTTCGCCGCCTTCTCCCGGGTGATGCCGTACATCTCGACCTCCACTCCGATGGTCTGCTTCTTCATTTCCTCGATGCGTCTTGCCGTTGCTGCGTTCATTTTGCTTTCTCCTTTCGGTCTGCGGTGTGTTCCTTTCGCTAGTGTATATATCACTCTGACGGGAACGATTATCAAGTACATTCTCGTGTATACTTGACCGCAGCCGATGGGGAAAGCGGCTATTCTTCTTTCAAAATCTCGAACGCATCCACACCGGGGATGAGACTCAGCGAGGAGCCGCTCTCCCAGCGGACAAGGATGCTGCCCGCGTCATCCACGCCCCGCACCTCGCCCTTCGTGCCGACGGGCGGCGCCTGGATGTCGTCCATCGCGAGCAGGCGCACCTTGGTGCCTTTCGGATAGGTACGGCGCAGGCGTTCGAGGCCTGCTTCACCCGGAAACTTCATCGCCCGGCACCTCCTTCCCGTGACCGTCGCGCCACGCGGCGCTGCCGGAAAGGTTCCGCAGGAGAATCTTCCGCGTGGTCTTGTACTCCGCGCCAATCAGGCCGAGCCGCAGGAGGAAGCAGCGGAACGCGTACTTCTCATTGGTAACGGCCCTGACCCTCGCAGTGACGCGTTTCTGCCGCTTCGCCATCTCGCAGAGCCTGCCGATGAAGTCCCGGCAAGCCTTCGCCTTTTCCGGCGTGATGTCTCCAGTCAGCCAGGCAAAGGTGAGGCAGTCATCCGTAAGCGTGTAGACCGCCTCCTCGATGCCGAAGGCTTTCCGGATGAGACTGCCCTTGCTCTCGAGCAGGCGGTCGAGGTTGTCGAGCGCCGCCTCCGTGAAGCTCTCTTTCGGCAGGCTGACGGTCAGCCCGTCGAGTGTCGCTGCATCGGACCTGTCCTCTGCCTCTGTTCCGCTTCCTGCCGCGGCTGTCTCGTCAGGCTGCTCCGCTTCGCCCGGCGCCTCCGGCTCCGCGGGCTTTCCTGCTTCTTCACATGCAAAGCCCGCCTGTGCCAGGGCTTCGAGAACCTGCTCCACCATCCCGGCATCCGTACGGTCCGCAAAAACCAGGGTGCCGTTCCTGGTGATCTCGAAGTCTCCCACCTGATAGGAACAGCTGGGGACGCCCAGATACTGCTTGCTCCAGCCACCCAGCGCCTCGCTGACTGCCTGGACCATCTCCTTGCGGCGCGGGCCGCAGACGTTGTATTTCACTTCCATTTTCAAAACCTCCTTTTCTTCTGGCAGTCACATATTCCCGTAAAGTGCAGGAAATAGCAAGGGCTTTGTGTTGTATACAATCACGTTTCCTGCGCGAAATGAGCGATGCCCGCCATGACGTAATAGACGCAGGGAAGCGCCACGCCGTTGCCCCACATCTTGTATTCCGCGCCGTCCGTATGAGGGTTCCGCAGCCATTTCCGGATCTGCTTGTCCGTCTTCGGCTTCTTCGCGCCGGTCACGATCCGGCGGTGCGTCTCGAACACCTCCCGCCAGAACGCGATTTCCTCCTCCGAGGGATTCTCCGTCTCAAGCCCCGCGCACCACCAGTCCGGAAAGCCCTGCAGTCTCGCGCATTCAAGCGGCGTCAGCCTGCGGACGATGTACTCCGGCTCGGCTGTTACGGTCGGCGGATCTTTGTAATCCGTAGCGACAAGCGTGTCCGTCGCGTCCTCATCCGAGAATCTCGTATGATAGGAGTTCTTGCTCGAATGATAGACCGCCACAAAGTTCTCGGGATTGCCGAGCTGCTGACTGGACGGCCCTTTCGGTCTGTCATTCGTCGACAGCGCTGCGGATTTCTCGGCGAACGCCACAGCGTGCTGCTCGGTCGCGTTCCATGTGAAACTGACGCCGTCCTCGGAATAGCCGCTGCCTTTGTGCGATGGGCGGGTTCCGTTGCCCTCGATCGCCACAACGGCAATGCCGCCCTGATTACAGGCAGGATCGCCGCCTCTGGTATCCAGCGTTCTCGAAGTATCAGCTTCATATATCCCGGCATGAGGATTGTCCGACAGCATCGCGTGACTCGAATCCGAGCTGATGCCGAAAGCCTTCATGTTCACGACCGCCACGCCGCCTTGGTTGGAATCAGGAGCGTTGCCGCCGGTGTCTATCGTTCTTGCAGTGTCGGTTTCGTAGCAATTCTGACGGGAATTTCTCGTGCCTTCGGAAGTGAATCTCACATCGTATGTTTTCGTGTCCTCAACCACAAGCGGCTGATTGTTGCCGCCTGCTCCATACGTCCTCGTTATCGCGGGCGCGACGGACAGCGGCCCTCCGCAGCGGCTGTCCTGGCTGTGATTCTCGTAGACTGTCGCGGGAACGACGCCCGCTCTCAAGGTCGGGGCTTTCTCTTCCTCGCAGCCGATGCTCCTCGCTTTGGCTGAGTGTTCCGTACAGAATCCCGCCGACTGCAATGCCACGGGAGGATGACCGTGATCCTGCGCACGGAGCGTGCCGGCTACATCCTTTGAAACCTCCATCCAGCTGCCGCCCTGGTCGTTCAGACACAGGCCTGACGTTCCAGAGCGATTCTCAGGACTTCCGGCAGCTCTTTGCCACGATTTGAAGCTCTCGCCAGAATACCCTGGCAAGCCTTCGGACTTAAATAGTATCTTTCCGGCACCTTGTCCTGTAAAATCTGCGACAAGGTAGATGCGTTTTCTTCTCTGGGGAACGCCCCAGTACTGAGCGTCAAGTACCCGCCATGCGAGACTGAAATCGTCCGCCACGATTTCTCCGGCGTTCGGCCATTTCTCAGGTCGAGGAGAATCAATCGTGTATCCTTTGACCGAGCAGACCGCCTCGAGCACGGACTGGAAATCCGCGCCCTTGTTCGAGGAAAACGCGCCTGTGACGTTCTCCCATACGATGAATCCCGGATACCTGCCATCTGTTGCCTCCCTCATTTCCTTCACGATGCGCACGGCCTCATAGAAAAGGCAGGACTGCTTTCCATTCAGTCCTGCCCGCTTCCCCGCGAGCGACATATCCGTGCAGGGAGAGCCGAATGTGATGATGTCCACCGGCTCGATGCCGCCGCCGTTCATTTCACTGATATCCCCGTAATGCCTGACGGACGGGAATCTTCTCGTCGTCACGCGGATGGGGAACGGCTCAATCTCCGATGCCCACACGGGACGGATGCCCGCGAGCAGGCCGCCGAGCGGAAAGCCGCCGCTGCCGTCGAAAAGGCTGCCGAGCTTAAGCTCACACGTCATTGCCATGGCCGTCCTCCTGCTTCTCCGCCATGCTCTCGAGCGACTTGCCGCAGAGCCACAGGAAACCGTCGACCGCGCACGGAAGGAACACGCGGTCGCGGAAACGGCACCAGCCTGTCTCGCTTTCGGCGGATTTGCCGAGGGCGGCGGTGTAGGCTGCCGCGACCTCGCGAGCGGCGGGAAGCGCCTTGTCCTTCAGCCAGAGCACGAAGTTTTCCTTGGCCTCCGTGCGGACGAAGTCCCCGATGTGTTCCATCATCTCGTTCTTTACTGCTTCGATTTTCATGCTCATTCCTCCATTTCATAGTCCGTAACGCCCCGCGCGATGGCGCGCGCGAGATCGTCCTGTCTGTCTCTCAGTATTCTGGCGTCGCTGTCATTGTCGAGGAACGCCATCTCGACGAGCACCGCGGGCATGTCCGTGCGGCGCAGCACGCAGAGACCCGGCCGTTCCTTGAGGCCACGGTTCTTCGTGCCGACGGCGTTTACGATCTGGTGCAGGATGCAGCCCGCAAGTTTCTCCGCTTCACCGCCGATGCGATATACGCAAATTTCCGTGCCGCGGGCGATCGCGTTCGCCGCGTTGCAGTGCAGGCTCACGAAAATATCCGCGGGCCAGTCATTGGCCGCGCCGCAGACGGTCGCGTCCTGGCGATCCGGGCAGCCGCTCTCGCCGTTCAGGTTGTCGCTCTGCAGCATCCGCACCTCGCAGCCGGCCTTTTCCAGGTATGCCGCGACAAGCACGCCGACATCACGCGCCACGTCGCATTCGCGAAGTCCCATGCCCTGATTCACAGCCCCGCTGTCGTACTCCGGGTCGTGGCCGGGGTTCAAGAATACTCTCATGCCTTGTCCTCCTCCGTTTTCTCCGCACGCTCATAGGGAATCTTTTCTCCATTGCGCTCGACATACACATCCGCCGCGTCCCCATTACGGAACTCGAGATAACGCTTCACGGCGACATCGACGAACTTCGGCTCGAGCTCCACGCCATAGCAGACGCGGCCGAGCTGTTCGCAGGCGATGAGCGTCGAGGCCGAGCCGAGGAAGCCGTCCAGCACGAGTCCGTTCGTCTGCGTGCACTGCCGGATGAGATAGGCGATGAGCGGCACAGGCTTCGAGGACGGATGGCCGCAGCCGTCCTTCTTCGAGTCCTTGATGCGGTCGAACTCAAAGACCGTCACCTGCTTCTGGTCACCGTACCACTCGTGCCTGCCGTCCTTGCGCCAGCCCCAGATGATCGGCTCATGGATGTACTTCCAGTCCGTGCGCGTAAGCACGAGACGGTTCTTCTT